GTATAGTGGGCTTGGCAAGCACCACTATAATGAAGAGAAAAATCTTTCTCCTCGCCTCACCCCCCCAAATACGGGGGGGAAGTTAAGCTAGGTCTTTTACACCCAGCGAAAACTCTGCCAGGGTTGTACAACAACCTGACGATTGGTAGGGCGTCCAAACAGACCACGCACGGGTTCTTTTCCGTACGTAGGTCGATCAACGCCCCATCGTGTTAGGCCCTCCAGTAATCTCCCCATGGACGCTTTCTTACGCGTCTTGAGTTGGTACCGGATGACTTTTACCGTGACACCTTCAAGGCCGTTCTTAGGCCGAGAGGTAGTTGCTTCTCCCATCGACGTTATCAGCCCCAAATCACCTAGGTGAGGAGGAACGCGACAGCGTCGGTGATCGCGTGGAATCTGTTTCAGCAACAGTTTCCATAGGTTTCTATAACGCGAATCACAATACTCACCATCCAATTGGATAGATGAGTAATCGCGTAACCTATTTGCGATCTGGAGGGCATACGGTTGGTTTCCATTCGACCCTTTAAGGAAGAATGGACGGACAGGTTGATTTTCAAACCAGTCCGCACCACACGATTCGAAGAAGCTTCCTGCCAGGAAGCTCTTCTCTCTGTTCACACTCATACCAAAATGATGAAGTGTGTCGATCACCTCTGGAGCAAACGCGCGTGGGATTACAATATCATCCCCGTAAACGTTTATTTGGTACCAGAGGTCCTCAGGAACTATGGACCTACAGATGGCTAGGAATATTAAACTTTCCAGCTCAAATGTGAATCCGTTCCCCATTGATGAAAACTTTGAGAGTTTCACAATGCTACCGTCAGGCATTGTAGTCGATTGACTACGCAGAAGTTCCAGTAAATGGAACCACCTAGGAGGTAGGAGTCTGGAGACCGTTTGGAACGCAATAAGGTCGGAAGCCCGCGATAGATCTATAGTGCATAAGTCATGCGCTATAGCGTTGCGAGCACCCTTCCTGTTTTGCGATTGGTCACTTAGATCGCACCCAGAAACAAGGAGTCTGTTACGGATTAGTGCGCCGGCGCCCAGCTGACAATATATATTCAGCGTGGGCTCGATGCATATGCCGCGGTCGGTTTTCGAGTTTTTGGGAACAGTAGTGAACTTGTTACCATCTACGATTCTTGCGCCAGTAATTTGGCGCCATCGTTCGCCCGTAATGGACGAAAAGAAAGGTAACAAGTGGTGAGTTAGATGAATTTCTTCATCGTATTTGTCTGACAACACCGTGCCAGTACCGCTAACGCCTGTTGTAGAACCGGACCCATGCCTAAAGTTATTACTCACGAAGGATAAATCCTTAGTGGTAAGTTTCCCTAGTATGGATTCGATAATGCGCCGGATAGAGGCTTCACCCGATAAACAAGGTGAGTCCCACAGCCGGTCGTTTGTTCTAGAACAGTCCGCTTCGGACTCATAGAATGAGTCAATGGCAACCTGTGCACGATCCACCCTAAGGGGCAGATTGGGCGACTTAGACAGAACTTTTGTGACAAGATAGTCATTGCGGAAGGATTCCGCAGTGAGGTACTTATCTGGGTCCATGTCTAGGTCCACGTATTGCTGGTACTCCCCGTTCCGTAGCAGAATGTATACTGCTAAAGATCGAGGGGTGTCGGCAATCATGCACAGTTCAAGTGCGGTATTTAGCTCTAGACCTAGGTCGGAGCTTAATGGAATGGCTTCACAGCTAACTTCCATGGCAAAATCCTCTGTAATTGATTAGTTAACTCGAAATTAAGTTAACGTTTCCCCGTCAGACATGTAGCCTTGCGTGATTGAATTAATCACCGCCTGGCCTGCGAGATACGCAAAAGTTACGCGTTCCGCACTAGTCATGCTGTCGGGGACGATCGAATTACAGAAGAAACGAGCGGTGTCTTCAACTGTTGTTCTGCCAGTATCAGTGGAAGTAACTTCCACTGGTTGGTGCAGTTGCATGCTTGCCTTGAGGACAGGGCTACTTCCACTAGCAGGAGTATTAGAATACTGTAAAGTACTCTCTCCTGCGGCCGTGAGAGCTGCCTTATCCTTGAGGATTTGCTGATTTGGACCGATACGAACCGGAACAAACGTGTGCACAACGAGTTGATCATCAGTGAGTAGTATATTGCTAGCCGAAGGCATAACAAATTTCCTTATGGTTGCATAAAACGCGAAAAAGTATATCGTCGCGTACGACTTGCTTCAAAATTGAAGACTTAGTGGGTAGTCCCTACCCAAGGCTTGCCAGATCTCGGCGGCTTAGAAAAATGAGGACGCGGTGGTTTAGAAACATGACCACACGAATCGTTCAAACCAACCAGCAGAGCTAGCCCGTTTACCACAGAATGAAATGAGGTAGATGGGGTGTACTCCAACATGGATGACATCTTTGCCTGAGGAATAGTACTGTATACATTGCGTTCCGTCGACTCGTAAGAGGCGCGCGGAGCAATTTCCAATACATACCCTTCCGGTACTTGGTTCAACGAGGTCTCAGGATCATATCTGAGGTCCGGCGCTGAGTACTTTGTTGAAACAGAGCCTACTATGCCAGAGGTGCCATTCAAGGCGTCCAAACTGGCAAGGTAGTCACCTACGGGAAACATCCAATCAAGGACGAAACTATAGGGTGTCAACTCGTACGCAAGCTCCAATGGATTACCAAAGGAGAAGTCACTTTTATTAACATCAAAAGTGACATAAAACACAGCACGGTCACTACGGGAAAAATCCCCGTTCCAACCATCAAGCTTCTCTGACTTCTTCTTCGTCACCGCGAACCGCCTCACATGAGGCTGTTCTAGTTTCAAAGCGAGTGTCTCGGCAGCTTGACCAAGAGAGGACAACGTAGGAAGTAAACCGAAATTGGTAGCAAGTACCTTTCCGGAAACGTCACAAGCAAAATTCTTGCGAGTGACCTTCTTACGTTTAGTTTTACGTCCTCTTATCGTACCGTGTAGATCCGCAACACCACGAGCTAAGCTCGAGAACAGTGAACAGGTTTGGCGATATTCTGCCAAGTCCTGCGCAAGGTTCTGAGACCGTTCTTTAACCTTCAACCTCATTGGGACTTCCCAATGGGTGTCGATTTCAGGCGGGCCTAGGTACGCGGGGGAGGGTGGAGTGTGTGACTGAATCTTTAACCCTGAAGAATAAGTAAAACTCTTCAGGAGTCCGGTTTCAGTCACCGTCTTTTGCCGCGGCATATTCGTTGGTGACCAGATTAGATCAGCGGGTTGAACCCGCCGGTCTTTCTCTCGCCACTGCCTAAACGTCGCAGCATGTAACGCAACACCCCAAGCATCTGCCCTGTTAGTGGCGTAATCTTTACGCTTAAAGGTCAGAGGCTTCCAGTGGATCTCCTCCTTTTCGATACCAGCCATGTACTACTCCTTATTTT